GAACAGTTCAGGCACTTCGGGAAGCTTGCTAATGAACTGCCTCTCAACACTGAAGCCGACACCAGTGCCACAGAGCAGGATGTACATAGCTTCATCGAAGGACTTTGGATCATCTACAGGTAAGTAGCTACAGTTATATCCTGCAGTGTTATCTCTATCCAAAGCTGCACCTGCAGTCATCATAGCTCTCATGCTTGGCATAATGTCTAACGATAGAATAGCTTGCTCTATCTCAGCAGATGTCTGTTTATCTACTTTGTCACCTACTACGTTCCCTATATAACGATTAACTGTTTCAGGCCAAGACTCTCTGCCCTTGCCATCAATGTATTTAGCGTACCGTGACTTGTGTATAAAGCTTTGGTAGTCTGTTGGTAAGTAGTTATTCATATTTTTTCACCTCTATCTTTCTAATTACTGCACCATCAATATCATAAATAATATTTTGGAATAACTCAGTAACTGCCTCCTCGTGCATCTCTGCTACTATGGGTAGTATCCGTTCTTCCTCGTCTATTTCTATTGTTAGTTTAATATTAAACTTCATCTTTTATCGCCACTACCTTGAATGGTTCCTCGTTCCATACGACTATTAAGTTTAGTTAAGTTGCGTTGGGCAAGGTCTGTCATATCAAAGTTTAAGTCACGGCATAAAGCTGCAATGTACCACAGGCAATCACCTATCTCTGCTGCTACATCATCTCTGTTAAACGTCCCATCCCTTAACATCTTCTTTACTTTGTTGGCTACTTCACCTGCTTCACCTGCGAGTCCCAACGCAGGGTAAACTATCTCATGCTCTTTAGGATATATAGCAGTCTTTTCTGCTTCAATCTGATATTCTTCAAACGTCATTTGATACATATCTTTCCAAGCATCTATATCATCTGGTGTTATCATTTGTGGATCTCCTTGTAGCGATCCTTAAGTCTATTCAGATACCAGATAGCTTTATCTATATCTTCTAAGCCATTCTTGTACTCATGTCTCCACAGATACTTCAACACGTTAGCAGCGTGAGGTGCTGTAGCGCCTGACATATTCTCTGTCATTGCTTCTATGGCTTCAATACATTCTATGCCACTGTGATTGTAGTGTACTGGATTATTTACTTGATCATGGTCTAGTGTTGTATCACCAGTTAGTGTAATAGTTAAATCAGAATCTGATAGCATTATGCGTTTCCCTTCGTTTTTGTCCACTTGTTAAGTCTATATACATTTCCCTCTTTCGTTACAATAGGTTTCTCTTCTTCCTCATCCATAGAAATTAAATAATCTCTGTGTTCTTTTACTAAAGCATACAAGTATGGTTGCTCATTAGATAGATCTAAGAAAGCTGACATCATAGTAGCCACATCTACTATGCCATTAATTATAGGCTCAGGTAAATTATGCTCAGGAGATATAGCTATTGATACATTTGTTTCACCATTCCATTTATTAGTGTCTTTATAATTTACTGGACTTATAACTATTGCTATCTCATCATCGTCTAAGTCATGTCCCATCAGTCTTTCCTTTTTGTTTTTAATTCTATTCGCTTAACTGTAATCTCTTTACCTTTTTCTTTTAACCACTCTTCAGGTATGACACGATGCGCCCATTGAAACTTATACTTGTCACACCAATTGCAATACCTAGACTTAGCACCCTTGTATAACTTTGAGTTTGCATTACTAAATACAAATCGTATGTCTAACTCAGGGTGTTGCCTCTTTATCTCACGATGCTTACGTCTATCTGCGCTATCAAAGATACCTTTAGTTTCTATGATAATACCATTGTCCAATACAAAGTCTGGTGTGTAGGTGCGATAACGTAGGTCTTCCCACTCTACCTTCAATACTTCATATCTAACTTTCTTTTGTTTCTTACGTAAGTACGCAGCAACTTCTTTTTCTAAGCCACTGCGATACCTAGCTTTGTTATGCCGCATACTCAGGACTCAATAGAACATAGTCTACCATAGGTGGGTTTTGAGCCTTAGACATTACAGCAGTGCGTGTTTGTATATTAGACCAACACTTATGTTTAAATGAACAGAAGCTACATTCAGATCCAAGCTTTAGATTGCCTGTGAGTTTACGGAAGTGTGTCTCAGGTACAGCCTCAAAGCAACGCTTAAAAGGTTTGTCTTCATTGATGTACTCTACTGTATCTTCGATGCTTTCCATTACTGCACCCTTGTCTACATCGTTTGCATCAACATATTTAAACTCACCGTTAGCTTTGTTGACTACCCACCAACCACCGACATCTACACCTGCAGCTTCAGCGTAACCTACTAATTGAGACACGTATCCAAAGCTGTCACTTTTAGCTAAAGTTTCTAAGCTGTTGAACTTATTTTTGTATGACCAGGGGGAGGCTGACTTAACATCGTCTACCTTACCATCAAGCACCATGTCGTACTCACCCTTTACTTCTGTGCCATCCTTTAGTTTAAGAGTTACATTGTCATTATCTTTGAAGTCTACTTCAGCAGCACGAAGAAGACCCTTGAACACTGCTTCCACGATGTCACCTATGATCATGTTGATCAAGAAGTGTGGTGGTAGTGGTGTTTTATCTTCTGGGTCATTCTTCTCAAACCATAGCTGACAAGTAGGACGCCCAATGTTGGACATCCTTAGTCTAAACTCATCACGAGGCTTGCCACCGAACTGCTTCTCTAGTGCAGCTTCAACATCAGAAGCAACTTGCTTACGTATGTCTTCAGCCATATCTGTTTCACCCTTGATAGCTTTACCAAGATACTCAAAGACAGCTAGTTCAGCAGGGTGGTTCATTACTCTTCTGCCTCTTCTACGTTAACAAACTCTGCTACTATTGCAGCATCATCATCAGAGATATTCTTTTGATTCTTCTCACTCCACTGTTGTAGAATGTAAGAGTTTTGAGTAGTGATGTACTCCAAGAAGTTGTGTAGTGTTTGTTGATCTTCTTGTTTCAAATCAATCTTATCACCTGATTCTAGAGTCATAACAGCAAAGGTATTACCTGTATTAGAATTAACTAATTCTGCACCTAATGTAATCATACACTGAATAGGTAATATGTTTTTACGTGACAGTGCACTCACTGCTGCATCCAAAGACTTGATGCTTGAAGGTGGTACTTCAAAGTAAAAAGGCATATCAGTAATAGGCTCAACTGGATTACCTGCTTCGTCAGTAACACCTGCTGCACTCAACTCACCGAAGAGAATCTTCTTACGCTTAATGCTACGTATGAGATCTTTTGTTTTATCTGGTAAGCTGTCCCAATCTTCGATGTAACCTGATGGTCTACCTAAATTGAATGTACCCATGTTATCTTTGAGGTCACCTTTAAGATCGTTAGACATGATAGTTTTCATCATTATCTCATCTTTAGCATCCCACTTAGACCACTGCTGTCTGATTGCAAAGATACGTACAACAGGTTTAGATGCGTAAACAACATCGTCCTCACCTCTTGTAATCTTGAATGATCCTGATGGTATGACCTCAGTTCTGATAGACTTACCATTAACATCAATCTCACCCATAATACCTGTGTGCATCAGGTTTACTCTAGGTAAAGCAGGTGTCTTTCTTTCACCATCACCACTGTTAGGATTTACACCCACTGCTTCTGCAAGTGACATACCTAAATCATTTTGTATAGCTAATTCTGTATTCATTTTTACTTACTTCCTTTCAAAGTTAAAGATGGTTAGTTATACTCTATACGTCCACTGTGTCAAGCCAATTGTTTCCTATTTTAGCTTCTAATAACAATGGAACATTCATTTCTATATCGTATGCGTCTTTTATGACACAGTTTAAATTTGCGTTGATGATCTCCACAATAGTCAATACTTTTTTTACTTCATCAGGGTGTACATCTATCACCATAGAATCGTGTACTGTATTAACTAAGCAAGACTGTAGTGGCTCAAGCATCTTCTCAAACTCTAGTAGAACAACAGGCACGATGTCACCTGTGGCAAAGCCTTGCACTGGATAGTTCTTGATCATGGTGAAGTGTGTTACACTACCGCTTTCTCTGCGAGACACATCAGGGAATGCATACTGTCTACCACTTACGTTGGTTATCTTGAGAAACCTTACGGCCTCATCACCTAACTTCTTGTGCCACTTAGCTACACCCTTGTACTTTTTTGTAAAGTGTTCGTAGTATGCAGCTACAGCCTTGGGTCTGCCATATCCTGTAGCACCAAAGAGAGGGGCGAAGGTATGCTCTTTTGCTGCCTGACGCTCTGTAGGTTGCCCTGCATCACTGATAACCTTTGCCGTGTAGGAGTGTACATCAAATCCTGTTTCTATCTCCTGCATAGCTGTGCTATCCTGTGAGAGGAATGCAGCAACTCTGAACTCCAACTGGGCAAAATCACACTCCATAATTTGTCCACCTTCCCACCGTGATATGAACACACGTTTTACTGGAAAGGTTCCTCCTCTTGGCATGTTCTGCATGTTGGGATTGCGTCCAGAAAATCTACCTGTACTGGTGACACTTTGGGTAAGGTTGACGTGAAGGAATCCGTTTGGCTTGGTGAATATATCGATACCATCCACGAAGCTACTAAGGTAACTGCTGATAGCAGAGAGGCGCTTAAGATCAGAAAGAAAACTAACAGCAGACTCCATGCCGTTGCTTGTAGCGGTAGCCATAAGCATTTCAAGATTGTTTTTACTAGTACTAAAACCATTTGCGCTTACCCATTTCTTACTTGGTGGATTGAACATAAGTCCTGCAGTTTCTTTTGTTTCTGACAGCTTGTAACCTTTAGCGTCACAGTCTTTGCATTTGTTTGGTATCTTATAAAATGTACCATCTTTTCTTGTCTTATATTTTTTACCCTTACCATTACAAGTATGACAAGTATAAGCTTTAGTTTTTTTAATAACTCTGGTGTTGGATGCTACTATTTTATGAAACTTATCTTTGCATTTGGAATGTGCTACAGCTTTGTAATCTCCACTATCGTCATAGTCAAACACCTTTACCCATTCAGCTTTATCTAAAGGCTTCCTACTAAATATAACTTGAGATACTTGCTCAGGACTATTTAGATTTATAGGTGTGTCACCCATGAGTTCACGAGTCTTGCGCTGCAGTCTATCTTCTATCTCTGCTTTCTCTTGTTCAAACTCATGCCTCACTTTTTGAAGGGCGGTTCTATCCACACAGATTCCTGACATATACATTCGGGTGAGGGCTTTACATGTGCGGAAGGTAATGTCTCTGACTCTATGTAAGGACTCTGCTTCTGGCTTGGCGTAGTCTTGTTCCAAGGCAAAGAACAACTCACGAGTAATGTTGAGGTCACTCCTAAGATAAAAAAGAAGCTCTTGTAAAGGTATCTCATTGGTGTTGTATCCTTTCTTGTAATACTCTTTGAGAGTGTCTTGCTTCTGGTAGTTTAGATTCCTACGTTCTGCACAAGCTTCTAAACTTATGGCATCTTTCTGTCCACGCAACAACAGATACTCTGCTAACATCGTATCGTAGATGTCACCGTCATACTTGAAGCCTGACTCCCACAGCCACATCAAGTCATGCTGTGCATTGTGCATGATCAACAGTGTTGTATTGTCTAGTAGGATCTGAATGTTCCTAACTCTTGATCCACCTACATCCTGATCTTCATTGTGATTTAGTGTGAACAAGTGTGTCTCATCTACATTGTCTACATTCTGTACACCTACTTGAACGAGTTCTAGTCCAGGTTCAAACGGATCAAGTATGTTCTTACCATCTCGTTTAGTTATTGTGTTCTCTACATCAAGTACAAGTCTCATGGTAAATACTGGCTCCTGTCTCCGTCTAACTGACAAGTAATACGTCCATGCCAACCTCCCTTGAGTTTGTTCTTGTCAACATTGATGTGTCTTTCATTAGACTCTAAGTCTTCTTGTTCCTCACCTGCGAAGTCACCTTTGTTTATTTTGTTTCTTGCTATCAGTAACATCAGGTCTGCCTCTGCAGCGAGTCCAGTTTTACTACCTTCAATCATAGATTTATCTGGTGACGTTAACCCTTCTGCTGCAGCACTCAGTTGCGACATCCACATTATCACACAGTTGTATTGCTTTGCTATGTTCCTTGCGTGTATTGCTGCATCCTTGAGATACAGATCTGTCCTATCTCCCTTACCTGTGGCAAACTTACTACCCATATCAAGAACTACAATGTCAGGCTCATAGGCTCTGATCACTGCCTCTGCCCACTCCATATCTTTACCTGAGCTATCTTTAATGAATATGTTTTTATCTACTAAGTCATAGCGTGTAGCAGCCAATACCATATTGGTTTGTACTTCACTGACACTCATACTTGTAGCAGCATTTAGATACCTAGCACCTACACGATGTGATGCTTCTTCGTTACACAGTATAACACACTTAGCACCCTGATGGGCGAAGCCATTGGGGGCAGCTATAGTACTAGCATGGAAGCTAGTCTTACCTGTGTTAGGACGTGCAGCTACAACAACAAAGTGACCAGGACTTATACCTTCTACATAACGTCCCAGTGATGGTATGTTCCACTTCCATTTAGATTGTTGGTCATTTAGTTTTAGTAATGTCTCTATACTTGTATCATCCCAATCGATGTTAAGCTTAGGTAAGAAGTTATCTTCATAGTCACTGAGTATACTACGCAAAGGTTCTAACCCAGAGCGTGAACCATTGACGTAATCAAAACCTATGTTGGCAATCTCTTCACCTACAACTTGTTGGAATAACTTAGACAGTACATCCGTAGCTATATCTTTAGACAGTGGTTTTTCTCTGCCTATCTTATGAAACAAATCATTAAAGACTTGCTTGTTAGCTGTGGTCATGCTGCTGTTGTTAGCTAAGAACAAAGCCTCTAACTCAGATGGTGTTAGACTCTTGTCGTATGTTTCCATAGCGTAGTCTAGAGTCTGCTTTATCTTACGCACGTCTTTGGTAAAGATCTTATCAGGACATCGTATACCCTTATGATCATCATAGAAATCTTTATCCATCATGGTGCGGATTAAAGCTAGTTCCATCATGTGTGTCTCCTCTCTTTTAGTTTCAACTGTAAGAAGCAGCTATTTGCTTCTGTCTTTTTCTATCTTGTATTTCCTTTTGTAGGTATGCACAATCTACCTCTAAGGTTTTACGTACAAACTTATTTAGGTTCTTAGACTTCAACTTATCTTGAAGCTTAGTTAACTGTTCTTCTAACTCTCTAATCATTTGTATCTCCTTGTATACACGTTAGTCTTACTCCTACTCTACTCTCTGGTGTCATTGAATAGTACAACATATCATAGTTACTAAAGCATTCAAACATATCCTCATATGTTGCTATCTTCCTGACTTCCGGCTCACCATTGAACAACCATATAAACACTAACGTCCACATCAGAACATCGGATTCATTAAGTTAAACTTGTCGTACCAACTGCTGCCCTCTAAGGCTAACCACATCAGCACAGGCACACCCAGTATAAAGAATACACATGTTAGGAATGCCCACCCTAAACCTTTTGTTGTACAGTAATGTTCAGCCATAGTTCTTCCTATACTTCTTAGGGAAGTTTTCTCTGTTCATCCCTTTGTTAACTTGTTCTGCTGCCCACGAGTAGTTCACATTAAAGTGTCTCGCTGCATCAGCTATACTCTTAAAGTCTTTACCGTGTAATCTACAGGCTCTGCCTCTCTGCTTTTGAGTAGGCTCTACCTTGATACGGATGTGACATGGTACATTCTTTGGTTGCATTATACTATCTCCTCTAGTTTTTTAATATCTGCTTCCACTTTATATTTAATATCATCATAGAGTCTTAACGCTATAGTCTCTAACCCTGTGTAAGCCTCTATCTCTCTCTTATATTGTAGTGTCTTGTATGCAGCGTCAGGGTCTAACGCTACGATAACTTTGTAGAAATTATCTAAGTGTTGCATATCTGCCACACTAAATGATGTACCAAGTATAGCTAAACCTGTTAGACCAGGAAATAGTTTAGCTGCTACAGTTGCACTGATAACATCCTCTACTAATATCACTACACCAGTTGGCTTACCTACAACACGAGTAAAGACTGTAGGTGTTTTGTCGTAGCGTAACCACTTGACTTGGCTTGCGTATGATATGCTTCTACCTATCGCTCCTACAAGTCTGCCCTTCTCATAGATAGGAAACACCACACGTTCATCTTTAACATCGTACATCAAGTCTTCACCATACAAGCCCCATCTACCCACAAATCTTTCGTAGTCTCTATGTTCAGTTGTGGGCTTAACTATATACTCAGGATAAACAAAAGGCTCATGCTCTGGTTCTGGCTCTTCATATCTGGGGTCTAGCTTACGCTGTATCTCCTCTGCTGTCATACCTAATGACACTACTCCTTTAGTGGTACAGTCTAGCTTATAACAATTGTAGAGAAGCGCACTACCATCACGTCTAGCAGTGAATGTGTTCTTACCCTTGCATTGAGGACAATCACCTCGATGTGTAATATCCTCTTTTAAATCAAGGTCTTGCAAGTAGTTCTTAATGTTTACCATATAAGTCTTTCCTCCAATGTTTCTCTTCAAATGTTACTCTGCAATGGCAGTTAGCGCATAAGACTTCACACTTACCCATCTCTTCTTTGAGTTTAATTTTAGATTTACTGTGTCTGCTATAAGTAATTTTTTCTATGTCATTTCCTATCTGAAAACTTTTTTCATCTGGATTCTTGTGGTGAAAATGTAAAGAGGCATGATGATCTTTGAAGCCACAACGCTTACATCCCTTCATTAATTTAAACCTACGTAATATTTTTACACCACGCTGATACCTTTTCCTAGACCTGTCTCTCCATATTTTTCTTTGTACTTCCTGAGACATCTTACTTCTACCCACTGTGTTTGTCCCTTCTTTTTTCTAGTGCGTTGCTTGCGCCACTAAATGTGTTGACTAGATATGGCTTAACTGAATCAGGATTCTTGTGTCCTGTTACTTGCATCAACTCAAGAGTTTGAACACCTGCCTCTACCATCTCAGTGATTGCAGTCCTGCGTAGATCCATAGCTGTCAGTTTCTTTGGTAGTCCTGCAGCTTCCTTGACTTCATTGATTGCATCATCAATGTGGTCTATTGGATACGGCACATATGCACCTGCCACTGGTGTAGTCTTGGGTGCTACGTAATCTTGGAATCCAAAGTCCTGACTCTGTTGCCTGAGCATAGAGAGTAGATCATCAGGTATAGGTAGATGCACATCAGCACCACGTTTACTTTGTGTTAAATCAACACGTTGTTCGTTGAAGTTAATGTTATCCCAAGTCAAGGTACGCATATCTCCGACACGCTGCGCCCACTCGTATGCCATGTGTACAATCAATCCAATGCTACGCCACTTGAAGTTGCCGTATGCTGTGTCAAGAAATGCTACAACCTGGTCACGAGTCCACTTGACCTTGCGTGGCTTCGTGCTCTTCGTCTTGATCAAACGCACTGGGTCATTGTCCATTACGTCTAACCTCATGCTGTACTTCCATGCCGTAGACAAGACAGCCTTGCGGTAGTTAGCTGTGCGTACACCTGACTTAAGCCACTTCTCATAAGCTAAGTTGGTGTGTCTAGCTTTGATGCTACGCACTGTGTAGTTACCTAACAGTCTACCCTCTACGTTAGTCTTAAGTATTATATCTAAATGTTTCTCATAGTCTTTCTGTGACTTAGCACTTAAGCTGCGGAAGTTATTACTGTGTAAGTAAAACTTCACTATCTCAGATAGCTTTGATGTATGCTTTGGTATGTCTACCACTTTCTCCTCACTTTCCAATATGCCCACGCTTCCAGACAATGCCCCTTACCTATAAGCATGTCAATGAAATAAACTATGTTAGGCTTTCCCTCTCTTTGCCACTGGTGATTCCTTGCGCTGAACGTCTGATTGTTTTGTCCTCCCAGGATCACGTTTATCAGAACGCTTAGTGCTGTTAGTATTCTCTTTAGGTAAATCCCCAAGCCTATCAGTAATGTCATCATGGGGATCGTCTTTCGGATCGATTTCATCATCTGTCATAGCACACCTATGTGTACCAAGAATATGTAGATAAAAGGCCACAGAATAAATAAAGACCAAAGGTAACTAAAAAAGGGGTTCATTGTTTTCGTCCAATACATCTCGTCTAAAATAATTAGTGTTACTTCTCCAAGGTAATTCTATATCGTTTACTCCATCATCTTCATGCGACTTAGGTAGCAAACCCATAGCTTCCATATGGCTCAGTAAACTAACTGGCAACTGAGGTATCTCCATATTTGGAAGACTGCCTATAATTTTCTTTGTCTTCATCTGTCTCTCCAAAACACTCCTTGATATAAACAAAATTATTTTTAGCATACATCTTTTTCAAATGCAATATATCCTTACGGCTATCGCTTGAGTGATAAGCAAGCATCTTCTTTGTTGCCTTACTGTATATGTCTAATGCGTAGTACATGGCCACTCCTATATGTTGACGAACTGATGTGTATTTATAGTGTATTCAATACCTATATCACAGTCGGGAGTGTTAGAATACAACTCTGCTAGAGCATCCACTGTAACCTTTACATTATTAATAAGATCCTCTTCGTGACTTGGGAAAGAACCGTCTATAGAAACTGGTATTACTGTTATTATTTTTTTCCAGTGTTTCCATTTGTGATTCTCTGGTGCACCATCTGGATTTAGTAACTCACTGTGTCTCTCATATACGTGTATTACTGCATCGTGCCATTCACCTACTTTTACTTTATATGTCTTGTCTTCCAACATTATTTCTTCCTCCTACTTTTAACAAAGTTATCTACTATTCTTTTATTTACGCTTATGACAAGAACATATCCATCCTTATCATAAGCTACCCACTTCTTCTTGCGTTGCATTATTACTACTCTACCTCTAACTCTAGGCATGCTAGTGTCTCACTTTTGTTTGATACAAGCACAGCAGCTTCACTCATTGCTGCAACGCATTCCTCTTGACTAGCGTATGTCTCAACGTGATAGTACTTCACCGTTTGAGAAGTCACTAGTAGTTGCATCCATACTAACGCCCAAACCATTACGCTACATCCTCAGAAGAACGCCATACATAACGTGTGTAACGCTGTCCTGTCACTGGGTGTCTACTCTTGATACCATCAATAGTGTACCCTAGCTTACGTAACTCACTGATACGTTTAGGGAATGACTGTATGCTGTAGTCAAGCAATGCTTCACGCTGCGTCAATCCTTTGGTTGCTTTAAGGTGATTAAGTATCATGTCGTACTGTGTAGTTTTTTTAGCCATTGTTTGTCTCCTTGTTTTTAATAGCTTCAAATATGTCTCGCAATCTTTGCGTAGACTCTGGTGGTATGCTCAGTGTTTCACCTGTAGCATCATGTGTGATTACGAGTCGGTCATTGTTCCACAATGTAGCTTCCCATCCGTAACCTAAATTATGTTGTTTAATTACTTGAGTGTATCCATCATCTGATATGATTGCACCTTGTTTTGTTTTGTAGTTCATTACTGTAACTCCTTTAATCTGTTTGATCTATTGCAACTATATTGTAGTCTGGAAAAATATCTTTTACGTGCTGTTCACTATAAGCCATTACATATAAGTACAAAGGTTCATCATCGTCTGGTTCAAAACTAAACTCTACATAATACCTATTCATTGCTGTGTCTCCTTCTGTTTATCTGCAATGTCTAATACTCTATCCATGTATACAGCTAATGCCACAGTCATGTCATTGATGGTAGCTTTTTCTGCACACTCTCTAATAGTATCCCAAGCGTGTGCCTTTAATGTCACACCGCCTGGAGTAGGCTTGTTGTCTATAACTTCCTTAGCAGCCTCATCGATTTTGCCAGTGAATGTGTTAAGCCACTTGAGTAGGTTAGGTTTATCTGTGGGTACTTCTACCATGTTAGCACCAATCTTTTTAGCCTCAGCCTGAGTGCCTACCCATTCGCCTTTGCTGTTCATGTATAGTCTCATTTTCCTAATGCCTCCTTCAAATCTTCATCAGTTATTTCTTTGACGTACTGCCAATCGTATATGTCTTCATCTGTTCCTAGCCGTGGCTTGAAGTAACCTACAGATCCTACCTCACCCATGACAACCTTTGCTGCATTGGATGCATCTATGTCACTGTAGCCTAAGAACATGACAGCCTTGCCATTCTTATGATATGTTTTAACTTTCATGTAGTATCTCCTCTATTTGATTGTTTAATCTACATATTTTTTCCAATGCCATGTCTCTCTCTTCTTGGGTTTTGAATATAGAGACTACATCTTGCTCTAGTCTTTTAGCTAAACTGGCTACTTCCATGAGCTTGTTCTTGTGAAAGAATAAGTATTCTAATGGCATATCAATAGTCCTCCTCTAATCCTGACCATATGTATGCTAGGTATCGCCAAAAGGTTTTACCGAATGCTTCATTCATTATGTCTTCTAGTTCTTGTTCAGTCATTGTCTTGTACCTCTTCCCAAGTATAGGGGTCAAAACTAAAGTCGTAGTCTACCCATTTAAAATCTGATCCATTTTTAGAAAGCCAGTTGTGGATAGCATTCTTTAGATATGTCTTTGATAGTCTGTCCTTACTGTATTCTAGTATATGTTCTGGCACATCTACAAAACATTCTTTGTAGACTGTCTCTTCTGCTAATACTCGTATCTTCATAGTGTTTCCTCCTTTAGTCCTTCAAAGATATGTTTGATAACATCTACTGTCCATCCGTTGCCTAGCATTTTGTAGCGTTGTGTGTTACTTACGCCACAGGTATACCCATCAGGTACAGTTTGTAGTCTCTCACATTCAGTCACAGTAAGCTTACGCCAATGCATATTGTCTATGCTATCCCATTCGTGTCTGTCGTAGGACAAACGCCCTCCTGTCCTGACACACTTAGACTTGTCACGTATCTCTACTTTAGGTTGATTGTGTCCACCTGTTGTAGCTCTTAAAGAGGGTGATTTACCTTCGGCAGCGTACACTCTGTTGATCATTGCATACTTATCATTTAACTTTGCATCGCCTATATGTATTAACCCATCTTTACTCTGCGCTAACACACTGTCTTTCTGTACAGTAGTTAAGCAATTAGACTTATCATCTTTGCGTAACTCTAGACGTTTCTGTAGCGGTATGTCTTTGTTATAGTCTTGACGTTTACCACGCTCGTCTAGCCTACGATTAACTATCCTTGCACCTTTTGGCTCAGGTACATAACCAATAGCGTAGCCATGCGTACCTGCACACACTGTGCCTGACTTACCATCAACATCGTGTATCGTATTAGCTTGACTACGATAGTCAGGGTTGAGCATGTCAGGGTTCTTGTCGCTTGCTCTGCGTTTCTCTTGCAAGTATTTACCTGCACGATAGAACTCTGCTGTCTCTTCCTCTAGTATATCTTTGAGCATGATGCCTTTGTCCTCTGGCAATCCATCAAACGGAATGTTTGTCCAGTAAAGCCTCTTGCGGTTCTGCGCTGAGACAAGATTGCTGTTTATCTCAATAGGCTCTACACCTAGATAGTCAGTAATAACTTGCTCACTCTCTTTCTTCATCTTGACATTCTCTAGTAAGAAATACTTTGGCTTGAGTGCCTTAAGCAATCTGTCAAACTCAAAGAATAATTTGCTACGAGGGTCAGAAAAATTAAGACCCTTACCGCCAAACGAAAATCCCTGACAAGGTGAACCGCCAATGAGTAAATCGATTTTCGGTAACTCATTTGGATCTATCTCTTTGACATCACCTAAATGGATCATGTCAGGGTAGTTTCTCTTAGCAACTTGGATTGCATACTTGTCAATCTCCGCTGCAAAATATTTGTTAACTGGTATGCCTAGCTGATCTAATGCTATCTGTCCGCATGACATACCATCAAATAGACTTAATACGTTCATCTCTTTTGTTCCTCCAATATGTAGATAATTCTATCTTAACATACTCACAATCTTTATTATCAATTATACTTAATAAATCCTCTAGTGTGGCATTTGTGTCACTGCCAAACGTCCATGTTACTCGTGATGGTTCATCTTTAAACTTTGTTACTACATCGTAAAACATTAGTTGTTTCTCCTCTCGTCTGCTCTATCCGTATAGGTACAATACCCCTCGTCAATGAGACGTTTTGCTGTACGCCCAAAGTAGCCTTGTAATTGCCACGCTAAACCAGTGTCAATCAAATACTGCCACGCTGCCGTTTCTTCCTCGTAGTCTGCCATGACTAGCTGCTCACAAATTTGAACAGCTAATTCTGGTGTGAAATGGTACTCTTTCACTGTGTCACCTCCTCTGCTTTCTTAAACCATTGCTCTGCTTGTGTGTCAGTAAGCTTGTACTCTTTGCCTGTCTTAACATCTTGTACAATCCAAGGCATTTTAGGTGCTTTACTCTTGTAGCCTATCAAAGACATAGACATTCCTTGATAGTCTTTTATCTTGGATGTATCTAACTTAAAGAGTTTAGCCATTTGAGTAAGATCTTTTTGTTCTTTAGTCTCTGCACCATCCAGTAAAACATTTACTTTGTAGGTGGCTTCACCTCCGTTGTATGTGCAGTTAGCTACTGTAAAGTTTACACCCTCTAGGTTGACTTGCTCTAGTGCCTCTTGCATTGCTGTACGTATTGCTTTCAATTGTGGTTTAGTAAAGTTACTCATTGTTGTTATCTCCTAATTCATTGTCTTTTACTTTTTCAAATCCAATCCATCTTTGATCACTATCATAAGCTTGAAAATTAAATTCACTAAAATTCTCGTCTATCCATTGATGAATAGAACTATTCCATCCACCTCTAGTAATCTCTGCTGGCACATCTACAAAGTATTCCTTATAAACTGTTTCTTCTGCTAGTACTCTTATTTTCATTTGTAATTCCTCCTATATGTCTACTACAAATCCAGTTTTATCATGCCTTGCCGCGCCCTTAGCGTAAAGAGCTACGATTGAATTGCAAGGATCAAGAAAGCGCAAGTCGTCTTTATCTCCATCCGTGACATTTATGCCACGCCATTGGGGGAGTTTGTATTCTTTGCGGAATACTACTGCGGCATTCATACCATTAGCGAGTGCATCATTAAGCTTTGCCGCATAATCTGCATTCGCTCCAGAATATGACCACGTTAAGTGATAGTTGAATATGTTTTTCGTTTTTCTGTTTGATATTTTGGTATAGTCATAGAATTGTATATTCGGGAATGCTTCCATTAAATTGGCATACTTTATTCCATTACGTACACAAGACAATAATTCCCAACGAATATCAGTTGTTCCATTTGGACGTACACAAGCTTGTATTCCACGCTTTAAACAATACGCTTCAAACTTTTCGCAATCACTAACCATTTGTTCCATAAAGCTTGCCCTATCACGGTAAAACCATTCTGCTTTACGTTGACGTGCAGTCTGTACGTTATTCATTTGACCACGCCCTGCGGTATATAGACAAGCTTCAACACAACTAGCTATTGCCGCCATGCTACAGCTATTGAATAGTTTTCCATCAACCATAATTTTGTAGGGCGTCATATATAGGATAGCAGTTAAGTATTCACTTCCATCACCTTTAACAGTTTTGGCGTTTGTGCCTACGCCTAATAATTTGTAGTTACTCATTGTGTTTCCTCCTATTGAGTTGATTAGTTTATTTAGTGACACTCCGAAGAATGCCACCAATAAAGCAATCACTTCCTATCTTTCATTTTTAATTAATCGTTGTACCTCATTAACTGCATCTTCGTACGTGTGAAAAAAACTAATTGTTTTCTCGTGGCGTGTCCTGTGACGATTGCCATTAATTAGCGACTCACAAATTATATGATAAAAATTATTTTGATCTTTAGTAATAATATATTTCATTTTGAAATTCTCCTAATCTGCATAATCTGCTAAATTTACTTCGTATCTTTTACACCCAAAACGATCAGTTACCACCATATCACTATCATATTCACTAGCTTTGTATAACGCATCAATTTTTGCCTTTTCTAATTTTTGATGGCAAGCTACTGCTGTTGATAACGGATTAGTGTTTTTTCTGTGAATAAAATACATTTTGCTTTTCTCCTATTGAGTTGATGCAATGAGCATACAACCCGAACATCTGGAATGTAAATAGGGTAAAAGAAAAAAATTCATTTAAGCATATTTGCCATAAAAATAAGGCATATCGAGCGTGACATAAATGCAACACCTCCAGGTAATGCTGCAAATGCATAATGAATGCTGCACTGCACTGATTCGTTTTGCTGCAATGCAGAATATGGATAGCTATTTTGTGATCACAAATTAAGAATAGACATGCACGTCTAGGGTTGTATTTTGTGATCACGTTTATGAGGGTATGCTTTTTTGTGATCACAATATAACCAGTGAAGCTATATCAGTAGCAAAACATAACAATATCAATAGCTTACATAGTAAAATACTAGGTAAAACTGAATGAAATAATTAGTACTGGTAAGAACCAATAAAGAAAAGCTAATAAAATCAAAGACTTATAAGGAACGAAGGGGTGGGGGGCAAGCGCCGGTAGGGGGGTATACGTTATACGTATATGTACAAATACACACACGAGGTTTTTTGCACCTGTCAATCCTAATGTGTTGCACATATGTCACTATTACATAAAAAGTTACTACAGTTACGTAAGGTTACTTAAATTAATACTGAGGATTCCTTGACAAACAGTTGACACTTTATATAACTATGGGGGTAAGGGGGGTATGTATAACATTAATGTTATTACATAATAATATATTTATACATAAAATACTTTAACATTAGATGTATTACATATAGTAATAATACTTATTGTAAATATATATAATAATATTAATAATAATATTTATACATTAAATGTAATACATAGGATAATAATATATTATTTATATTGTTGACAGTGTTAAAACACTAATGTTATACTTACTATAGTTACAAACAATATAATAATTATAAAACTTGTTGTAACTACGTGTGTAGATTACTCTGTGTAAGTTAGAACCACAGTGTCTCCTCCTCCCTCTATATGTAGTTTGTACTTATGCCTACGTAGTCTACACACGTATTTGTATAAATTATTTAAACTTTTTCTTGACAATGGATAAATCCAAAGTAAAACTATATGCATCCGAAGATGTGTTAACAGACTTTTACAATGCATTAGCTAACAATGACGCTCGTGCAATACGTAAAGTCCACATTCCAAAGTCGGATGTGTTTTACGTTAGAGAAGCAATATATAATCGTACTGGTGAGTGGTACACACTGGACCATGTAGAACGTGCCATGTATCTTGAAGGTATGTTAACTAAAGATGAAGTACTAGATCCAGACAGGGAACGTGAATATGGATAGTAATATGAAATTACCTATAGCACTTGTAGTCGCTATGGGAGCACAACTAGCAGGTGGTGTGTGGTGGGTATCACAACAAGCTTCCACAATAGCTAGTCTAGAAGAATCAGTATCGCAGTTTGCTAGTAAGATGGCTGTAGAGGATAACGTTAATCTCAAGCGTGACGTGCAAGAGAACATGGATTACATCGATGGTGCATTCGCTGAGATAGAAGAGCTATGGGAAGAAACAGAAAGCCTAACCAAAACGATAGGCGCTATTACTGCCTTGCAACAACGCATGGCTTTAATGGAGAACAGTTTGAAGTTTATGAACCGTGACCACATGGATATGCTAGACCCAAGGAATTAATAAAGATGACAAAATTAAAAAAGACAACTAGTAAAACAGCAGCGGCAAACAAGAAAGCTGCTCAAACAAAACCAAAAAAAACATATAAAACTTCTACTGGTTCACAGCAGTTTGGTAGTAAAAAAAACATTCAAAAACAACTAGAGAGTGCCTTTAATAGATTTAGGAAGAATCCTACATATAAAAACCTTGCCATTTTAGAATCGTTAGGTGCAATGGAAATGGCTGCAGTATCTAAATTATTTGATGGGTGGGAGCTTATGGATAAGATAGAAGCTAAAAAACTTAAAAATGCTAGAGCCGCTCTTAAAAAAGCAAAGACAAATGGCAACAACTAAAGATGTAGAAAGACTACCCAGTGGTAAGTTAAAGTATCGTGGTGAGATATTCCCAGGGTACAACAAACCAAAGCGAACACCAGGTGCTGCCAAGAAGTCAGCCGTGTTAGCTAAAAAGGGTGACGAAGTAAAGGTAGTTCGTTTCGGTGATCCTAATATGAGTATCAAGAAAGATAACCCTGAAAGACGTAAAAGCTTTCGGGCTAGACACAATTGTGATACAGCAACAGATAAATTCACAGCAAGATATTGGAGTTGTAAAGCATGGTAAAAAAGAAGAGTACAGTTAATGCTGCTGGTAACTACACCAAACCGACAATGCGTAAAAACTTATTTAACCAGATCAAAGCAGGTGGTAAAGGTGGAGCGCCTGGACAATGGTCAGCACGTAAAGCGCAGATGCTTGCCAAGCAGTATAAAGCAAAAGGTGGAGGATACAAGACGTGAGCAAAGCAAACAACATAATCAAATACGTAAGACGTATGTGGTGTGCAGCAAGAGCAAGAAAGTGCAACTGCAGTACCTGTGATTGTGGCGCTATAACTTGCGAAGGTAGATAAGTTGAGAGCACCACAAAAGTCATTAAAGAAGTGGGGTGACCAGAAATGGAGAACCAAGAGTGGTAAACCTTCTACGCAAGGTCCTAAAGCTACTGGTGAACGTTACCTCCCTAGTGCGGCTATTAAGTCTCTTAGCAGTAGCGAGTATGCAGCTACAACCAGAGCTAAACGAAAAGGCAAGGCGGCAGGTAAGCAGCATGTATCTCAACCTAAGAAAGTCGCAGATAAAACTAGACGATTTAGAGCGAACCAAGGCGGTGTCGCTAAAAATTCTAGACGACAAGCAGCCATTGCGCTTAGTATGAAGAAGCGTGGTGTTAAGCCTAAAGGCAAGAAATGACTAAGAAAAAGAAGAAAGATCCTAAAGTAGGGACAGGTAAGAAACCCAAAGGATCTGGACGTAGATTGTACACGGATGAGAATCCAAAAGATACAGTATCGATTAAGTTTGCTACTATGGAAGACGCAAGAGCTACCGTAGCTAAAGTAAAAAGAATAAATAAGCCTTACGCAAGAAAGATCCAAATATTGACCGTAGCAGAACAACGTGCTAAAGTCATGGGCAAAACAGCGATAGCAAATGTCTTCAGACAAGCTAAAGCAGAATTGCGAAGGAAACACAAGAAAGATGCCGTATCTACAAAGTAACATACCGTACTTCAAAGCATGGGTACGTAGAGAATACACGAAGAACTTAGAAGATTATCACGGAGAGTTTTTACATTGCATGGTCATAGGTGTAACCACCATGCCAAACAGAACGTTAAGCTTTCAAGTTATATTTACTGGATGCGAGTCAGACTTTGATGACTCAGAAAATGTACATGGTGGTGCGATGTGGGCGAGGATGCCTCTAACTGCACTTGTAGCTGATACCCCCTTAGAGGAATGGCCTGAAGAGTTACCACCATATATGGCACAACCTTGGGATTGTATGTCTCACACGCATTCAGTATACAAGTTGGAACGAGCAAGCCCAGCGCCTTGGATAGCTAAAGTAGATGGTGAGTTCTACCCTGCAAAGTATTACTTTACAGTAGACTACACAGATAACGAAGTAGCAGACGATCCTGCACAACACAAACAGTCTCATGTATTAGAGTTGTTAGATGCAGGTAAATATACAGGTAACATGGTTGCGTTACCCAATAATAGAGTGAGAGTAACTCACCCAGCTTGGTTTGAAACTGGAGAAGGTGCGCCAGATTTTAAACCAAACCAACATATGTATAACTCAAAAGAAGACGTAGACTATGTATGGGATACGCAACGAGTGTTTAACAATCTATATAGTGAGGAAAATTAATCATGGCAATGCACGGAAATAAAATGAAGAAAAAGGGATACGCTAAAGGTGGCATGAAGAAAAAAGGTTATGCCAAGGGCGGTATGAAAAAGAAGGGCTACGCAGCAGGTGGCTTGAAGATGGTTAAAAACAAAGACGGAAAGATGGTTCCGTTTTATGCTGCTGATGGCAAAGGCAAAATGGCTAACGGTGGTATGGCTAAAAAGAAAAAGAAAAAAGGCTACGCAATGGGTGGAGCTAATATGAAAAAGAAGGGTTACGCTAAAGGCGGTAAAACCAAAGCTAATGCAGGTGCATCCGTTCCACCAAACAGAAAGGCTCGTAAATAATGTCAGACTTAACTAAAGAGCAAGTAGATGCAATAGAGGCATTAGGTTATACTGTAATAGGTAACACAGCACTAGACATGAATAAAGCTATCGTTATGGATAAACCAGAAAGAGACGGTGGTTTTGTAACTGATGTACCAGAACTAGAAGCTATTCTATCAGGTACAGCTACAGTTAAAACTGTACGTGCAAGAAACGAAAAAGGTCACTACATTGCAGATGATCCTAATACACCTGAGAATGAAGCTTGGACAACTAAAGTAGTTAAAAAAGTTAAAGGCAAGAAGTGACAATACTATCAGACGCTAAATTTTTCTCAGCAGCTAAGGATCTTAGCGCAACTTCGGGTGGGGCTAGTGGTAACGTTATATACACTTGCCCCAATAATTTTGTTAGTCTGATTAGATTTTTACATGTATCAAACGGTTCTGCTTCAACTAAAAAGTACAGCCTTCAATGGTACGAAGCCTCAACAACAACGTATCATTTTATTATAGATGATCATAGCGTTGCAGGTAATGGCTTAGAAGAAGTAATAGAAGGTGGGGCATATCTAGCCCTATCTGAAGGAGACAAGATTGTAGGTTTTGAAGAGTCTAGTTCAGACTTCCATGTAATACTTTCTGGAGAAGAGCATTACCAACCTACATAACGGCTATTCCGTATTGTCTATACTAACCTAACAACATTTATGTATAACTATGTACGTCCTAAAGGTAGGGCGCTAACATAGGAGAATATACATAATGTTTAGACGAATATTTAATAGATTAGTAGAGGCAAGAGCAGAATCAGCAAGACGTAAGATTGCACGTATGGAACTCTATCATATGACTGATAGAGAGCTACGAGACTTAGGTATAGGTAGATGTGATATAGAAAGAGCCATACTAACAGGTAAAGCTCTTTGAAAAACACAATCAGTTCTTTAATGATACTAGGAGTACTTTTGGAGGAGGCTCGTGGACCCAGTAACAATTATCGGTGGTGCAACCGTAGCCTTCAATGCGTTGAAGAAAGGCTTTCAAGTAGGTAAAGACCTACAAGATATGTCAGGACAGTTGACCCAATGGGCAAGTGCTATGAGTGACTTGTCCTACGCTGAACAAAAAAATAAGAACCCTCCTTGGTGGAAAGCACTCAATGGACAATCTGTTGAGGCAGAAGCTTTAGAGATTTTTACAGCTAAGAAGAAAGCACAGGCCATGCGCCAGGAGCTAAAAGATTGGATTAGTTTCAGTATGGGACCTTCAGCTTGGGATGAATTGGTAGCCACTGAGGGTAAGATACGTAAACAGAAAAAAGAACAAGAGTATCGTAAAGCAGAGATACAAGAAGCTATTATAACTTGGGGCGTAACAGGTTTGCTTTTACTTACAGGACTTGGTATCTTTGGCTTTATATTATATATGGTGGCATAAATGACAAGAAATTTAACTGAGAAGCAACAAAAGTTCCTTGAGGTTTTGTTTGATGGTGCAGGTGGCGATGTTGTACAAGCTAAGAAACTAGCAGGGTATGGTGACGGTACTAGCACTACATCTATTGTAGAATCATTGAAAGACGAGATCGGTGATCGTACACGTAGCTACTTTGCACGTACAGCACCTAAAGCTGCTATGGCTATGGTGGGTGCATTAAGTGATCCTACAGAACTAGGCATACGAGATAAGATGTCAGCAGCGAAAGACTTGCTTGATCGGGCAGGACTAGGTAAAGTAGAAAGAGTAGATGTATCGTCATCTAGTGGTGGCGTATTTATACTACCATCAAAAGAAGGAAAGAACGAATAGTTAAATACCGTGAGTCATTAGGATACTGGGAATTACCTAAACCACACAAGGGTGCAGAAAAAGATTGGCACGTAATAGCTAGAGTAACTAGGACAGTGCCTTTCGGATATAAAGTGCATCCTGACAATGATAAGATACTTGAGCCTATTGTAACAGAGTTAGAAGCATTAGAACTTGCAAAGAAACATCTTATGCAGTACTCTTACAGAGAAGTAGCACTGTGGTTAACAAAACAAACAGGTAGGTACATATCTGATACAGGGCTAAAGAAAAGAGTAGACATTGAGCGAAAACGTAAGAAAGCAGCTACAATTAAACGCAAGCTTGCCAAAAGGCTCGAAGAGACGCTACAAGAAATCAAGAAACTTGAAGAAGAATGTATCGGAGCCTATACAAGCAGAGCTAACGAAGCAAGAGCCTGAAGTAGAAGTTGTAGCAGCAGAAGTCAAAGCACCTGAGTTTGACGTTGATATTGCACAGGACATCGTGTTTAAGCCAAACCCAGGTCCACAGACAAACTTCCTATCCGCATCTGAAAGGGAAGTTTTGTACGGTGGGGCGGCTGGCGGTGGTAAGAGTTTTGCGATGCTGGCTGACCCACTTCACGGTTTAAATGATCCTAACTTTAGTGGTCTACTTGTTCGTCATACTACTGAAGAACTTAGAGAGCTTATACAGAAGAGTCAAGAACTTTACCCTAAAGCTGTACCAGGTATCAAGTGGTCAGAACGTAAGTCACAGTGGATTGCACCTAGAGGCGGTAGACTGTGGATGTCGTACCTTGACAAAGACATGGATGTAACACGATACCAAGGTCAAGCGTTTAACTGGATCGGTTTTGACGAACTTACACAGTGGCCTACACCCTACGCTTGGGATTATATGCGGTCACGACTTCGTTCAGCATTTAGTTCTCAGCTAGGTTTATACATGAGAGCTACAACAAACCCAGGTGGCAACGGACATCAGTGGGTTAAGAAAATGTTTATTGATCCATCTCCTGCTGGTCAACCTTTTTGGGCAACCAATATTGAAACAGGAGACACTATAAAATTTCCTAAAGGGCATAGTCGAGAAGGACAGCCCTTGTTTAAACGTAGGTTCATACCTGCTAGTTTGTTTGATAACCCTTATCTTGCAGACAGTGGTGATTACGAAGCAATGCTATTATCATTGCCTGAGCATCAAAGAAAGCAGTTACTAGAAGGTAACTGGGATGTTAACGAAGGAGCAGCATTTCCTGAATTTGATAGAAGCATACACGTTGTGGAGCCATACAGTATTCCTAAATCATGGGTTAGATTTAGAGCTTGCGACTATGGTTACGGCTCCTACACTGGAGTCTTATGGATCGCTGTTTCACCAAGTGAGCAATTGGTTGTCTACAGAGAGCTATATTGTTCTAAGGTTACAGCTACAGATTTAGCAGATATGATTATTGAAGCTGAATCAGAAGATGGTACTATGAGGTACGGTGTGTTGGACTCATCCCTCTGGCATAAAAGAGGTGATACTGGCCCATCACTTGCAGAGCAGATGAACATGAAGGGATGCAGATGGCGTCCTTCAGATCGCTCTCGTGGTTCTAGGGTTGCTGGTAAGAATGAGATACACCGTAGGTTGCAGGTGGATGAGTTCACCGAAGAGCCTAGACTCGTGTTCTTCTCCACCTGCACGAATACTATAGCGCAAATCCCTGCGATTCCGCTAGACAAAAAGAATCCTGAAGACGTAGATACAAATGCTGAGGATCACTTGTACGATGCATTACGTTACGGTATAATGACTAGACCAAGAAGTTCTATATGGGATTTTAATCCTGCAACACAACGCTCTGGCTTTCAAATGTCAGACCCAACATTCGGATACTAAACTATGGCAGAAATAGACGATATATCTTTTGACACAGATGATGTAGTAGCAGCAGAAACTGAAGAAGATAAACTCTTTGAAAGTGTGAACAGTATTGTTTCATTTGTAGGAGATAGATACAAACGTGCAGAAGATGCTCGTTTAGGAGATGAAGATCGTTGGATGAGAGCTTACCGTAACTACAGAGGTATATACGGACCAGACGTTCAATTTACTTCATCAGAAAAATCAAGAGTATTTGTAAAGGTAACTAAGACAAAAACATTAGCTGCTTATGGTCAGATAGTAGATGTCTTATTTGGTAACAACAAGTTTCCGCTTTCTGTAGACCCATCTATATTACCTGATGGTGTAGCTGAGTCAGTACACATTAATTTAGACCCTAATGCAGAAAAAGCCTCAGAAGAGTTAAAGACTACTTTTACTACAGAAACAAACAAACCCTATCTTATTACACCAGACACAAAACTAAAACCTGGCGAAACACTCTATGATCTAGAAAAGAAGATGGGTAGTGTAAGTGATAAGCTCTCATCTGTATCTGAAAAAGTAATTGAAGGTGATGGTACAACTCCTACTAGTGTAACATTTCATCCTGCTATGGTAGCAGCTAAGAAGATGGAAAAGAAAATACATGATCAGTTACAGGAGTCGGGTGCAACAAAACATCTAAGATCTATGGCATTTGAGATGGCGTTGTTAGGCACAGGTGTAATGAAAGGACCGTTTGCAATAGATAAAGAGTATCCTAACTGGGATGACAATGGTGATTACGATCCTCTAACAAAAACTGTACCGTCTACTAATCATGTAAGCATTTGGAATTTTTATCCTGACCCTGAAGCAACATCGATGGATGACGCTGAGTACGTTATTGAAAGACATAAACTTTCTAGAAATCAATTACGTGCATTAAAAGATAGACCATACTTTATTGAAGATGCTATTGAAGAAGCTGTAGCTACTGGCTCAGATTATGTTCGTAAGCACTGGGAAATGAAGATGGAGGACGATGATAGTATTTCTTCAGAAAGTGAAAGATGGGAAGTACTAGAGTTTTGGGGCTACGTAGATAAAGAGGTACTAGAAGAAAACGGTATAAAGATACCTAAAGAACTACAAGACTTGTATGAGATAAGTGCTAACATCTGGACAGTAAACGGTAGAGTTATTCGATGTGTACTAAATCCATTTAAACCTGCACGTATACCATACTACGCAGTACCGTTTGAGCATAACCCTTACTCTTTCTTTGGTGTAGGTATTGCAGAAAACATGGATGACACACAAACGTTGATGAATGGTTTCATGCGAATGGCTGTTGACAACGCTGTGCTTTCTGGTAATCTTCTAATTGAGATTGACGAAACCAATCTAGTGCCAGGACAAGACATGAGTGTGCACCCTGGCAAGGTCTTTCGCAGACAGGGCGGTGCGCCTGGTCAAGCAATCTTTGGCACTAAGTTTCCAAACGTTGCAGGTGAAAACATGCAGTTATTTGATAAGGCAAGGGTATTAGCAGATGAGTCAACAGGCTTTCCATCTTTCGCTCACGGTCAAACAGGCATACAGGGTGTGGGGCGTACTGCCTCTGGTATTTCTATGCTTATGTCTGCTGCCAACGGTAGCATCAGGACTGTTGTAAAGAATGTAGATGACTACCTTATTTCACCTCTAGGTAAAGCTTTCTTTTCCTTTAACATGCAGTTTGACTTTGATGAAAGCATAAGAGGTGACTTAGAAGTTAAAGCTAGTGGTACAGAAAGTCTTATGGCTAATGAAGTACGTAGCCAACGCTTGATGCAGTTCTTGCAGGTAGCACAGAATCCAGTGCTTGCTCCGTTTGCAAAAATGGATTACATTATTAGAGAGATTGCTAAGAGTATGGATCTAGACCCTGATAAAATTACTAACTCTATGCAGGATGCAGCTATACAAGCTGAGATAATGAAGGGCTTCCAACAACCTATGCAACCACCGCCAATGCCACCTGAAGGTGCTCCAGCAGGTGCAGACGTTCAAGATCCAACTGGTGCAGGGGGAGGTAACATTGGTACAGGTATAGCACCTGCTCCTGAAGAACCAGGGTTTACTGGTAATGTCGCTTAAGGCTTTTGTAAACAATAAAAAAGAATGGGATGCATTCTGTGAAGAAGTAGACAGCATGATTGTTGAACAGCAAAGGCGTTTAGAACAATCAGAGGTAGCTATAGATCTACATCGTTGTCAAGGTGCAATAGGAATATTAAGAAGAATAAAATTTATGAGGGAAAAAGTTAATGGCAGTAAATAAAGAAGAAGACCAAATGATTATGGCTTTTATGGTGGACGATGGTAAGGATGTAGATCCTGTATCGGGTAATGAAGTTCCACCAGGTTCTTTAGCTAAAGAAGTAAGAGATGATATTCCTGCACAATTATCAGAAGGTGAATATGTAGTACCTGCTGATGTTCTTCGTTTTTATGGTATGAAGTTCTTTGAAGACTTACGAGAGAATGCTAAGATAGAATTAGCTAGAATGGAAGCAGAGGGGCGTATTGGTGGACAACCTGTAGATGCAGCAGTAGGTGGCTACATGACAGGGCAGCCTACTCAATCAACAACACCTGATCCCTATGAACAGCAGAGGATGATGTATAGACAAGGCGCACCTGTCGCTATGGGTAATGCAGGTTATTTTCCAGGCGGCACTGTAGGTTCTAGTATATTAAGCCCTACGTTCAACCCTGGAGATCCTACTGGAAATGCAGCAAACACAAATATAAATACAAACATACCAAAGCCTATAGTACAAGATGGTATAACATATATGCCTCCTAGTAACTATTATGTAGGATCTAGCTTGTTTGGTCCTGCACCTAGTCTTAAGCCTCCGTTTACTCCTGTAACTTTGTATGGCCCTAATGGTGAAATAGTTACAGCTAATACTCAGGCAGAGTATGATGACTATGTAAATAATAAAAACTATAAAGAAACTCAGAACATTACAACTGAACAACAGCCAACTGTTGCTGCAGATGATAATTCTGGAGAGCAAGAATTAAAATCCATGAAACCTTATACATCTTCTAATTTTCAAGCATCTTATGATAAGGTATTAGGAGGAAATGCAAGCACTGAGGAAGTTGCTACAGTTTTTCAACAACTACAAAGCCAGCAAGCTGGTTTAACACCGATGTTATTAACTCCTGTATCACCAGCAGCAGCAGCTTTAAAATTGAAATTAGCAAATCAACAAAAAGAATTAGAAAAAACTATACTTGAAAAGTATAAAAATATTAACTTGGAAACAGATGAAGCCTTTCAAAAACCTTCTATTTTGGATAGTTTAAAAAATACTTTTGCGGATATAAAAGATTCATTTTTAAATCTTGGCAACTTTGATAAAGATAAATTTTATGCAGAATATGATCCTAAATATAATATATACGATCATAGCTTAGGAGGTAATGAATCAGATCCTACTATTCAAATGGCTTCACAAGCTATATCAGACGATGATACACTAAATAATGTGGTAGCTGGAACAGCCTTGTCTCCACAAGAACAACAAGCTTATGATAATGCCGTTGCAAGTGGAAACGTTAATGTAGCAAATCATTACGCTATAATTAATAATCACAGACTACAAAGAGTAAATGAAGCAGGTGGCACAAGTGGACTATTAGAAGGGGATGTAGTTAACTTAACAACTGAGGGTAATAATGCGGCACAAGACGCAGATAACATAGAAGATCTATAAAGTAATTCCATATAACAATAAGGATACCCAGCTTCGGCTGGCCCCAACATAAGGAGAAACAAAATGGCAGAACAAACAGCAGTAGTAAAAGAAGAAGCAAAGCCTATAGTAATAGACTCTGCAGCACATCGTAGAAATGCAGAACGTGCTAAACGTGATGAAGAAGAGCTAAAGCAACTCTTAGAAGAACACACAGGTGTCTCAGATGAGAAAGAAGAATCCAGTAGCGAAACTGTTAAGGACACCAAAGTTCAGGCAGAGAGTAATTCAGAACAAAAAGAAGAACCAAAAGCCGAAGCACAAGAAGAATCTGCAGACGATGACTTAAGTGCAGAGGAAAAAACATTTAAGCAACGCTATGCTGACATTCAACGCTATATGCAGGACAAAGCTGAAGAGCATAAAAAAGAAATAGAAAAGCTAAAAGGTCAGCTAGACTCAGCAGCTAAGAATGAACTTGTTCTCCCTAAGAGTGATAAAGAGATAGAAGCTTGGTCTAAGAAATATCCTGATGTAGCAGGTATAGTAGAGGCTATAGCAGATAAGAAAGCACAAGAGCGTTCACTAGATATAGATAAACGTTTGAAGGAAGTAGAAGAGTTACGTGTAAATGCTAAACGTGAAAAGGCTGAGGCTGAGTTACTGAGCATACACCCTGACTTTCAAGAAATACGTGCAAACGATGAGTTTCATGGATGGGCTAAAGCTCAACCTAAGTGGGTGCAAGATGCACTCTATGAGAATGTTGATGATGCTAAATCTGTAGCAAGAGTAATTGACTTGTATAAAGCAGATAATAACATCACTACAAAGAAACGTGATACTAGCGACAAAGATGCAGCCAAGGCTGTAAAAGCTCGTGTCCGTAATACACCTGAGACTGATGAAAGTAAAACATACCTTCGTGAGTCTGAGGTGAAGAAGATGTCCACTAGGGAATATGAAAAGCGTTCAGATGAAATTATGGAAGCTATCCGTAGTGGCAAGTTTATTTATGATTTGTCTAAATAATTGCTTGACAACTAAAAAATCATAAGTATAACTACAAACATGATAAGAGTGACTTATATGTTACTCTATCGTGACTAACACTAAGCCACAATAAGAACTACCCTGCAATATAGGCCCAACGCTATGAAGTCGGCCAACTGATTAGCATGTTGATACCCTAATATGAACGGCCTCTTTGGTGGATATGACGTGTACATTTTAACATAGCCATATCTATATAAGGAGAAACACAATGGCTTTCGCAACAGCAGCAGGTTATGGCAATTTACCTAACGGTAATTTTTCGCCAATAATCTATTCCAAGCAGGTACAACTTGCGTTTCGCAAGAGTGCCGTAGCTAATGCGATCACAAACTCTGATTATTTTGGGGAGATCGCAAACCAAGGTGATACAGTGAAGATTATCAAGGAGCCGGAAATTTCTGTTTCCTCATATTCTCGCGGTACACAAATCTCAGCGCAGGATCTTGATGACGAAGAGTTTCAATTGACTGTCGATAAAGCTAACTACTTTGCTTTTAAGATGGACGATATTGAAGAAGCTCATTCGCACATCGATTTTATGCAGCTTGCAACTGATCGTGCAGCATACAGACTAGCTGATCAGATGGATCAAGAAGTTCTAGGTTATCTGTCAGGTTTTAAACAGTCTGCATTACACGCAAATGCAGGTACAGCAAATGACGTAGTAAGCGGCACTAAAGCTGTATCAACTGCAGGTTCAGACGAACTTCTTTCTTCTATGAAGTTAAAGAAAGGTTCCTTTGGAAATATCACTACATCATCTGCGGATGATCACTCAATTCCATTGAAGCCACGTTTCGGTGGTGCAACTGCTGCAGATACTGCAACAGCAACCCCATTACAAGTTATTGCTCGTATGGGACGTCTTTTAGATCAACAACAAGTTGATACAAGAGGCAGATGGTTGGTTGTTGACCCAGTGTTTGTAGAACTACTCAAAGACGAAGACTCACGCATGTTAAATGCTGACTTCGGTGGAGCAGGACTACAAAACGGTTTGGTATTGAATAACATTCACGGTTTCCGTATGTATACTTCATCAAACCTTCCTTCAGTAGGAACTGGACCAGGTACAACAGGTACAGCTAACCAAAACTCAAACTATGGTGTAATCGTAGCAGGTCACGACTCAGCAGTAGCAACTGCAGAGCAAATCAACAAAGTTGAAACTTATCGTGATCCAGATTCATTCAGTGACATCGTGCGCGGAATGCACCTATATGGTAGAAAGATTCTTCGTCCAGAAGCAATCGTTACTGCCAAGTACAACGCAGCGTAAGGGGGGGATTGAATAATGGCTACTTATGACATGACTTCAAAGTCCACTGTTGGTGTTAATTCAGACAGCAGTGCAACAGCTACCTCTCGCCATCAAGCAATGGGAATGTACATGCGTGAAGCACGTCTTGACATTGCTAAGTTGGTTGCAGACGGGTACTCAAACGCAGATGGAGACATCTTCCAACTTCTAGAAATTCCTGCTAATACATTAGTATTGTTTGCAGGTGCTGAAGTTGAAACTGCTTTCAACGGCACATCACCAACTGTAGATATTGATTTTGCAGCAGGTGACGATATTGTTGACGGTGGAGATGTTACTTCTACTGGCTTCTTAGCTCAAGGTACTAACGGTCAATCTATGGTTGTTGGAACTGGTTCAGCTTCTACGTTTACACAACACGTAACAACTACAGACACAATTGACGTTAAGTTGATTGCAGGTTCTGCAGATGTTACATCTGGTATCCTACGTGTTATTGCATGTTGCATTGACACAGGTCCAAGAGGTGGACGTGCGCCTGATGAAGTAGATAGAGATCTACTTGCGTAACATAAACTAAAAGTGGGGGGCAGGGTAACTTGCCCCTCTACGTACATCTAAAGGGCATCAATATGGCTACTACATATCTTACACTTGTTAATGAATTACTGCGTAGATTAAATGAAGTTACTCTAGACACTGCAGGTGATGGTTTTACGACTGTACGTAATGTACAAGCTTTAGCAAAAGATGCAATTAATAATAGTATTAGACTTATTGTCCAAACTGGACAAGAGTTTCCTTTTTTAAAAACAACAGAGACACAAACACTTACTGCAGGTACTAGGCAGTATAGTTTTCCTACTGATTACTCTAGCACAGATTGGGATACATTTTACCTTAAAAAGTTAACTTCTAAAGATAACGCCCCTGTAAGACTAAAGCCAATCAGCTATGATGACTATATTCAAAACCACAGAAATATCGATGACACAGGCGATCAAACAAACGGAGATGGTGCTCCAATATATGTATACCAAACACTAGAAGAAAAGTTTGGTGTGACTCCTGTACCAGATGCAGCATACGAAGTAGAATACATCTACTGGTCTTTCCCTAGCGACTTAACTAACTTTAACGATACTTCAGTCATACCTGATAGGTTTAACCACGTTATCATTGATGGCGCTATGATGTTTATGATGCGCTTTCGTAGCAATGAACAAAGTGCTGCCATGCATCAAAACAACTTTGATCAAGGTATAAAACAGATGCGTAGAGTGTTAGTTGATGATCCTCTTATTGTAAGATCCACAGTAATAACAAGATCTAATACAAGCACATTCGGGAGATTTATTTAACAATGGCAGATAATCTAGCCTCGTTTAAGATATTCTGTCAGGGTGGGCTAAACACTAGCAGAGATGTTTTATCCCAAGGTGAAACTGCACCTGGTTCTGCCATAAAACTTACAAACTATGAGCCTTCTGTTACTGGTGGTTATCGTAAGATAAACGGATTTAGTAACGACTATGGGACAGTAACAGGCACAGGAAATGTTCTTGGAGTCTGCGTAGCTAACGGTATTAATGATGGCATACTAGCTTGTCGAACTCCTTCTAGCGGTAATAATTATTTACATAAATGGAATAACTCCACAAGTGCATGGGATGCCGTAACTACTTCTGGATCACCTACTATGTCAGGTGTAACAAAAGTTAGATTTACTAAGTATAATTTTGGTAGTCCAAAGGTAATACTTACAGATGGTGTAAACCCTGCTGCTACATATGATGGATCAACATATACTCAGATAACACACGCTAGCGCTCCTGATGACCCTAAATTATCTGCTGTATTTCAAAATCACATGTTCTTAGCAGGTGACCCTAACGAAGATACCAATTTATATTTTAGTGCTCCTTTAGCAGAAACAGACTTTAGTGCTGCTAATGGCTCTGGTGTAATAAATGTAGGTTATCCTATAGTAGCTATAAAGACTTTTCGTAATGCTTTGTTTATTTTTGGCAGTAACAACATTCGTAAGCTTGTTGGTAATAATATTTCTAATTTCGTATTAGAGACTGTTACAGATAATCTTGGATGTTTAGCTACAGATAGCGTCATAGAGATAGGTGGAGACTTACTATTTCTTTCACAGGATGGTCTACGCCCTATTTCAGGTACAGATAAAATAGGTGATGTAAACTTAGAAACAGTATCAAAAGACATTCAATCCGTTTTTACAGATGTTGTTTTTGATATTGACTTAGATGGTTTAAACGCGGTTGTTATCAGAGGTAAAACACAATTTAGGTATTTCTTTGCTGCTGCAGACACACAAGGTGTTATAGGTGGGTTTAGACAAACACCTAATGGACTACAGTTTGAGTATGGGCAATTATTGGGTATCACAGCTACCTGTGCAGATAGTGGTTACATAGGACAAAACGAATTTGTATTACATGGAGATAGTACAGGTAAAGTTTACAGACAAGAAAAAGGTAACAACTTTGGAGGAAGCGATATATTTAGTGCTTTCCAAACTCCTTACTTGTATATGCAAGACCCAGAGCAACGTAAAATATTTTATACTATAGCAACTTATTTACGTTCTGAAGGTGATAATGAAATATTAATGTCAGCAGTATATGATTACGAAGATGTAAATGTATTAAACCCCAATGACTTTACAATAAGTAATGAAAATGCTGCTGCCTATTATAACGAGGCTGCGTATGCTGCTGCTGATGCTACTAGTGGTGCTGTTTACGATGGTAGTCCTGCGCCTATACGAAGAACAAATGTGTCAGGATCAGGCAAGTCAATATCAATAAGATATGTTACAAACGATACAAAACCTTCACACAGTATACAAGGTTTGGTAATTACATTTGGGGTAGGAGATAGGTTATAACATGGCAGGTTATTCAAGACAATCCGCATCAACTATACAGCCTAATGAGGTCATTAAAGCTGCACCAGTAAACGCAGAGTATAACGCAATACGAGATGCGTTTGCTTTATCTGGTGGTCACAAACATGATGGTAGTTCTACTGAAGGTGCATACGTACCTCTTATAGCTGATACTGATGCTTTAAACAAAATAGCGGTAGACACTAGTAACAATAGACATGGGGTGTTTGTTGAGGTTTCTTCTTCAGCAGTTGAACAGGTTAGATTTCAAGATGGTGTAATCGTGCCTGTAACAGATAATGATATAGACTTAGGTACAAGTTCTGTAGAGTTTAAAGATTTATATTTAGATGGAACAGCTACAGTAGACACACTTCAAGTAGACGAGAACGCTACAGTAACAGGTAACCTTTCTGTAAATGGAAACACTACACTTGGTAATGCAGCTACAGATACTGTTACGGTAACTGCTGACATTGCCTCTGCTCTTTTACCTTCTGCAGATGATACACATGACTTGGGTGCTACAGGTTCTGAGTGGCGTGATTTATACATAGATGGGCAAGCTAACATAGACACTCTTGCTGTTGATGCAAATGCTACGGTGGCAGGTACACTTGTAGTGACAGGAGCTACGACATTAAACGGTGGCCTTGTCATGGACTCAGATAAGTTTACCGTTGCGGATACAAGTGGTAACACTTCTATTGGGGGTACTCTTACAGTTGCAGGTGCAACTACATTAGCTGCTACATCTTTTGGTGATGCAAACATTACCAATGTAGGAGACATAGCGTTAGACAGCATTAGTGCAGATGGTAGTACGATTACTATTACTGGTAACACTACCTTTGCTGATGGTTCTTTTGATTTCAACATAGCATCTCACGATGGTACAAATGGACTTGCTCTTGGTGGTACGGTAGTAACTGCTTCAGCAGCAGAACTAAACATCATGGATGGAGTAACTGCAACTACTGCTGAACTTAATATTATGGATGGTGTTACAGCCACTACTGCAGAGTTAAACATACTTGATGGGGTAACTGCAACAACAGCAGAGTTAAATATATTAGACGGTGTTACTGCTACTGCTGCAGAGCTTAATACACTAGATGGCATCACAGCAGTTGTAGGGGAGCTTAATGCACTAGACTTAGGAAGCACTGACGTTGGTACTGCTATAGCATCTAAAGCTGTAGTGTTAGATGCTAATAAAGACTACACAGGTATTCGTAACTTTACAATAACAGGAAACCTAACTGTAGGGGGTACTACCACAGTTGTAGATACTGTTACTATGAATGCACAGAATGCTGTTGTATTTGAAGGTGCTACCGCAGATGATTTCGAAACTACACTTACTATTGTAGATCCTACAGCAGACCGCACAATAAACTTGCCAAATCAAAGTGGTACTATTCCTGTATTAGCTGCAGTAAGTACAACTCAAATTAGTGCTACACCTGAAGAGTTAAACATCATGGATGGTGGTACTTCTGCTACATCGACTACACTTGCAGATGCAGATAGAGTTGTAGTTAATGATGCAGGAACAATGAAGCAGGTAGCGCTTACTGATTTTGAAACATACTTTGAGTCAGCACTTGATACATTATCAAATGTAACTACAGTAGGAGCACTAAATAGCGGTAGTATTTCCAGTGGATTTGGTGCTATAGACAATGGCTCAAGTGCTATTACCACAACAGGCACTGTAACTTATGGTAGCTTATCAGATGGAACCATAACTATTACAGGCTTTGTTGATGAAGATGATATGTCTTCCAACAGCGCAACATTAATTCCTACACAACAATCTGTAGAGGCTCGTATACAAGCTGTAAATGGAGCTTCTAATAATGTAACAGGTCTTAATGCTACAGGTGCAGAGCTTAATACTGTAGCAGATGTATCAGCAATTAGTCCTGACACTTCTACAGCAGTAGCAAACAATGATGCAATACTTATGTTTGATAATTCAGCTACTGGATTAAAGTATTTTGATGTAGACTTACTTGATACATACTACGCACAGACAAGTAAAACACTAACAAACAAGACTCTTACTAGCCCTGTTGTAACAGGCTTACATCTTAGTGACGCAGGTTTTACTGTAGAAGGTTCTAGTGCAGATGATAACGAAACTACAATAACGTTTACTAATCCGACTGCAGATAGAACTATTACATTTCCTGACGCTACAGGTACGATTGCTTTACTAGCAAGCCCTACTTTTACAGGAACACTAACTGCTCCTACCATAAATGCTTCAACTGCTTTACAAATAGGTGGAGTAGCAGTAACATCTACAGCAGCAGAGTTAAACATACTTGATGGTGTAACAGCAACTGCTGCAGAACTAAATATATTAGATGGTGTAACAGCAACTGCTGCAGAATTAAATCACGTAGATGGTGTAACCTCTGCAATACAAACACAATTAGACGCTAAGGCATCAACTGGTAAGGCGATTGCAATGGCAATGGTATTTGGATAATAAAGGAGTTTTTAAATGGCAAATCCAAATGTAGTAGCAGTCACTAGTATTCTAGCTAAAACAGTGCTAGATGCTGATGTTGCTGCAAGCGCAGTTAGTTTATTAACGTGTGCAGCAGATAAATTATGTAAAATTAATTCGTTAATTATAGCTAACATAGATGGTACTAACGCTGCTGATATAGATGTATTTATTACACGATCAAGTGTAGACTACTATATAGCTAAAGGTATTACAGTTGCAGCAGGAAGTACCCTACTTCCTATTGATAAGAATATGGGATTATACTTAAATGAAAGCGACATACTAAAAATACAAGCAAGTGCAGCAGGAGATTTGTCTGCTGTTCTTTCATATGAAGAGATTGATGACGCTTAATAGAAAGTAGCTTAATGAAAGCTTTTGGTAACATTGCAAAAGATAGCCAAGTCAGGGCAGTAGCTTCTGGTACTTTACCTAGTGGTAGACCAGTAGTTGTAAACTCTGATGGGACTGTGAGTGTTGTTGGAATAGGTTCTGCATCTATAGGAAGTGCTACAAAGTGGGTAAGTGGTGAAGTTTTATACATTTCCGCAGCTTATGACTCTAACTCAGACAGAGTGGTTATTACCTATCGTAATAGTTCTTCTGGAGATAATGGCTTTGCTGTTGTAGGAACGGTATCAGGAACATCTATTAGTTTTGGCACACCTGTTACGTTCAATAGTGGAACTAGTAGCACTAATTATACGGCTATATCTTTTGACAGCAGTAACAATAAAGTAGTTATAGCTTATCAAGATGGTGGGAACTCAAGTTATGGAACAGCAATTGTTGGCACAGTAGACCCTTCAGATAACTCTATTTCTTTTGGTACTGAGGTTGTTTTTAACAGTGGAAACTCAGATTATATTTCATCCACTTTTGATAGCTCTGCAAATAAAGTTATTATTGCGTATAGAGATCAAGGTAATAGTTCTCGTGGAACAGCAATTGTTGGTACAGTAAGCGGAACAAGTATAAGCTTTGGAAGCGAAGCAGTTTTTAATGCTGCACAATCCACTGATATAGCAACAAGTTATGACTCAAGTAGTAATAAAACAATTATAGCTTACACTGATTATGGTAACAGTTTTTATGGCACAGCTATAGTCGGGACTGTTTCGGGGACTTCTATAAGTTTTGGTTCTGAGTCTGTTTTTGAAACAGGTACTACTCAGTACACAAAGGCTGTTTATGACTCAGGTAACAATAAAACTAACATTTTTTATATGGATGGTGGCGATTCTGATAAAGGAAAAGGTGTAATTGGAACGGTATCAGGAACAAGTATTTCATTTACATCACCCTCTAATTTTTACACTGATGCAGGAATAAATGCTTTAACTGCTGTTTATGACTCTAATTCAGCCACAAGTGTAATAGGTATTCGTGGAGCAAGTGCTTATGGATATGCAATACCAATAACATCAGATGGTTCTAGTTTTACTGTTGGCTCTTCTACTACAATTACTACTAATGCCTATGGCACACATGCTGCAAGTGTTTTTGATCCTGACCAGAAAAAAGTAGTTTTTGGTTATTCAGATTCAGATGACTCTAATCATGGTAAAGCACAAGTTTATAATGCCCCTGCTACAACCCTCACCTCAGAAAACTACATTGGTATATCTAGTGGTGTGGTTACAGGCGAGGCAGGTTCTACTGGCACAGCGGTGTCCTTTGAATCTGGTACTACACAACTTTCTAATGCTGTTTTTGATAGTAGCAACAACAAAGTTGTAATTGCATATTTTGATGGAAGTAACTCCGACAAAGGTACTGCTGTAGTTGGTACAGTAAGTGGCACGTCTATAAGTTTTGGCTCTCCAGTAATTTATGAACAAGGTGCTACTACTAATGTAGCCGCAGTTTTTGATTCTTCTAATAATAAAGTAGTTATTCTTTATCAAGACAATGGAGATTCAGGACGAGGTAAAGGCATTGTAGGAACTGTAAGTGGTACTTCAATAAGCTTTGGCACAGCGACTCAATTTAACGGCACTGGTGCGGATAATGCCTATAACATAGGCGCAACTTTTGATAGCAGTAATAACAAAGTAGTAGTTGCATATAGAGATAATGCAAATAGTGATTATGGAACTGCTGCTGTAGGAACTGTAAGTGGAACAAGCATATCTTTTGGTACTCCTGTTGTATATGAAAGTGCAAATTCATCACAAAATACACCAGTTTTTGATAGTAGTAATAATAAGGTAGTTATTGCGTATAATGATGGAGGCAATAGCGGTTACGGAACTGCCGTTGTTGGCACAGTAAGTGGAACAAGTATATCCTTTGGTTCAGCTACTGTATTTAACAATACTGGTAGCACGACACAAATTACAGGAACTTTTGACAGTAGTAACAATAAGGTAGTTTTTGCATATAGAGACAATGATAACTCAAATCAAGGCACAGCAATAATTGGTACTGTATCAGGCACAAGTATAAGCTTTGGAAGTGAGGTTGTTTTTAACACAGGCAACACACAGGGAACAAGTGCAGTTTTTGACACCAACGCTAACAAAGTACTTATTTCTTATGAGGACAGAGGAGACTCAGATATAGGAAAATTTATTGTTGGCACTGTTTCGGGCACTTCTATTAGTTTTGATACTGAAACTGCTTTTAGTGGGTCTAATGCTGTGTTTCAAACAGGAGCAGCCTTTGACAGCAACGAAAACAAGGTGGTTATTGCTTACGCTAATGACACAGATTCAAGCGATAGGGGCGAAGCTATTGTAACTAATGTAGATAGCATTAGCAGAGCCGAATTAGCAGATGGCGGTAAAGCAGTAATAGACTCAACAAATACAGTATCAAGAAACCAAATTGGACTTACAGCAGGTCAAACATATTTTGTGCAAGGTGATGGCACAATAGGATTAACAGCAGATTCTCCCTCAGTAACAGCAGGGACTGCTATATCAGCTACGGAACTAATAGTGAAAGGTTAAAGAATGAAAACTATCGTAGAAACATCAACAGGTCTAAGCAAGTATTTACTTGCAGATGACGTAACAATTACAGCAACAGCAAATGATATTACAGTGGGTGATCCTGCTAAGTTTATTATCGCTGATTTAAACAGCGGCAACACGACTATTACAGAGAATGTTACCAATGCCCCTGCTGATTGGACAGGCAACAAGTATACCTTTGACGGCACAACTTGGGCAGCTAATCCCGATTGGGTAGATCCTTCAGAGGATGACGGAGAGTAATAATAATGCTGCGTGTCATAGGCAACGATGAAAGTTTACCAAGGCAGGAACATGCTGTAGCTAGTGGTGCTATAACAAATGGCAAGCCTGTAATTGTAAATACTGATGGTACCGTAGCTGTTGTTGCTTCTACTGGTGGCGCACCAAGCGTAGGTACCCCTGTTCTTTTTAGAGACTCTGATAGTAGTTATTGTGCTTCTGCTTATGATACTACTAATAATAAAGTTGTAATAGCTTATACTCGTACTAGCACAGGTTATGCGGTTGTTGGCACTGTGTCTGGAACTTCAATAAGTTTTGGTAGTGAGGCTGCATTTGAAAGTGGAAATAGCGATTATCATCAAATGGCTTTTGATCCCGACACTGGAAAAGTTGTAATAGCCTACCATGACCAAAGTAATTCTGATTATGGTACGGCTGTAGTAGGCACTGTAAGCGGAACGAGCATTAGCTTTGGTACGCCTGTAGTTTTTAATAGTGGATATACTATTTATACTTCAGTTGTTTATGATACTAATGCTGATAAAATAGTCATTGCTTACAGAGATGTTGGCAATTCAAACGCAGGAACTGCAATAGTTGGAACCGTTAGTGGAACAAGCATTTCGTTTGGCTCAGAGGCTACATTTGAAAGTGGAGAAACTAATTACATATCAGCAGCATTTGATAGCACTAACAATAAAGTTGTAATAGCTTATCAAGACACAGATGATTCCAGTAAAGGTAAAGCCGTTGTTGGAACTGTTAGCAGTACTTCAATTAGTTTTGGTAGTGTTGTTGAGTTTGAAAGTGGAAATACTCAGGAAATAGCTACTGCATATGATTCAAATGCAGGTAAAGTAGTTATAGCATATAAAGATAATGGTAACTCTGATTATGGTACTGCAATAGTGGGTACAGTGTCAGGTACGAGTATAAGTTTTGGAACTGCTGTAGTTTTTTTAGAAGCTGAAGCTGCTCGTATAGGTATGACGTATGACTCAGATGCTCAAAAGGTTGTATTAGTATATAATGATGCAGGTAATTCAAACGCAGGAACAGCGGTTGCAGGAACAGTAAGTGGTACTAGTATTTCTTTTAGTGCGCCTGTTGTTTTTGATGGAAGTATATCTCATTTGCATGGTGCGATTGTTTATGATCCAGATCAACAAAAAGTTGTAACTTCTTACTCAGATGGAGGAAATAGTTCAAAAGGCACTTCTGCTGTCATAACGACAAGTGGGCCTAATCTCACCTCAGAAAACTACATAGGCATAGCTAATAGTGGTGCAGCAGATGGTGCAGGAGCTATCATAGATACGCAAGGTGCAATAGCTGATAATCTATCTAGTCTCACAGCAGGGCAAAGCTACTTCGTTCAAACGGATGGTACACTAGGTACAACGGCTGATGATCCTAGCGTCTTTGCAGGGACGGCTGTATCGGCAACTAAACTTATCGTGAAAGGGTAACTATGTTAAAACGTATAGGGGCTGAAGAAAGTGGTGAGTTTAAAGCGGTAGCCAGTGGCACACTGCCAAGCGGTAAGCCAGTAGTTGTTAATTCTGATGGGACTGTAAGTGTTGTAAGTACGACTACATTGACTGAGGCTAAAGGTAGTAATGTTGAGTTTGAATCAGGAGCAGCTAGAAATCAATCAGTTGTATATGATAGTGCTAATGACAAAGTTGTGATCTTTTACAGAGATTCAGGAAACAGCGATTATGGCACTGCCATCGTAGGCACAGTTAGTGGTGACTCAATTTCTTTTGGATCACCTGTCGTATTTGAAAGTGCTTATTCAACCCTTATGGCTTCAGTATTTGATAGCTCAAACAACAAAATTGTCTTAGCATATAGAGATGGGCTTAATGGTGGTGCAGGAACGGCTATTGTAGGCACAGTTAGTGGCACTTCTATCTCTTTTGGATCACCTGTTGTATTTGAGAGTGGAAACACTAATAATAGTATAGGAATATCTTTTGACACTTCCGCTAATAAAGTTGTTATTGCTTTTAGAGACAATGATGACAGCAATTATGGTAAGGCTATAGTTGGTACAGTAAGTGGTACAAGTATTAGTTTTGGCTCTCCTGCCACATTTAGTAGTGCAAGCACTAGTTATGTAGACATAGCCTATGATGTTGCAAATAATAAGCACGTAATAGGATATGTTTTGACAGCAGGAAATGCAAAAGTTGCAACTGTTTCTGGAACTTCTATAAGTTTTGGTTCTGCAACGGAGTTTGAAAGTGGAGCGACAATACTTACTAGAGTAGTTAATGATCCTAATATAAATAGAGTTCATATATTTTATGCTGATGGTGGGGATAATGATAAAGGTAAAGCTGTCATAGGTTCAGTGTCAGGAACAAGCATATCCTTTACAGGACAATCTACTTTTTATAGTGCTGCACAAGTAACAAATATAGGTGTTTCTTTTAATAGTAGCATAAATAAAATTACGATTGCCACAAGAGATAATGGCGGTGCTTTAAATATGTTCACAAGTTCCGCAACAACTTCAGCATTTACGCATGGATCAGCTTTTGCAATTGATGCTAGTATTACTACTGGTGAAGTTAATCACGCCCATGTACCAACAGCAAATAAAACTGTTTTGGCTTTTACAGATGGCGGTGATTCAAGCAAGGGTAAAGCTGTAGTATATACAGGTGCAGGAGATATAAAAAACCTCACCTCAGAAAACTACATTGGTATGTCATCAGGAAATGTAACATACGACAGTGCCACTCAAGCTGTAGGCACAGAAGCAGTTTTTAAGTCAGGAGCTACATCTGGTTTTGCTGCAGCTTTTGACTCTAGTACAGGAAAAGTTGTAGTAGCTTTTAGTGATGGCACTGATGGAAGTAAAGGTAAAGCTGTTGTTGGAACGGTAGATGCTGCAAACAATTCTATAAGTTTTGGTTCTGCAGTAACTTTTCAAAACAGTGAAATTACTGGCGATCAGATGGATTGTATCTTTGATAGCAACGCAAACAAAGTTGTTATTTTTTATACGGACACAAACAATCCAAGCACAGACGACAGAACTGGTACAGCTATCGTAGGAACTGTAAGTGGTACGTCTATATCTTTTGGTACTAAAGCAGCTTTTGAATCAGGTAACACTCAGCATATTAATGCAACCTTTGATAGCTCTAATAATAAACTTGTTGTTGCGTACAGAGATGCAGATAATTCTGGTTACGGCACTGCTGCAGTTGGCACAATATCAGGTACAGATATAAGTTTCGGAACTCCTGTTGTTTTTGAGAGCGCAAATATGAACTCAACAGCAATAACTTTTGATAGCTCAAATAATAAGGTAGTTATTGCTTATAAAGATCAAGGTAACTCTGATCATGGAACGTCTATTGTAGGAACTGTAAGTGGTACTTCAATAAGCTTTGGTACTGCTGTTGTTTTTGAGGCTGCTCATACAACTCATATTGAAACAATATTTGATAGTTCAAATAACAAAGTAGTTATATGCTACAACGATGTTGGAAACTCTAATCATGGCACAGCTATCATAGGAACTGTAAGTGGTACTTCTATTTCTTATGGATCTCCTGTAGTATTTGCAGCAGCAGAAACTGAATACATACGAGGAGTTTATGACTCTAACGCAGGAAAGATATTACTTCTTTACAAAGATGGTGGTAACTCCAATAGACCGACTATTATTATTGGCACAGTAAGTGGAACAAGTATTTCATTTGGTACAGAAGTAGTAGTTATGGATGTTCAGGGTGTTTCTATATTACCAGGAGTAGCATTTGATAGTACGAATAATAAGGTTGTTCTTGCTTATATAGATACCACTGGAAGTGATAATGCTATGGCACAAGTAGTTCAAGTTGCTTATGACAACACAACTAGAGCAAATATTGCTGATGGAAATAGAGCCTCAATAAACATCATAGGCTCTGTAATTGACAATCAAAATTCCCTCACTGCAGGACAGCAATATTTTGTACAGAATGATGGAACGATAGACACAACAGCAGATAGCCCAAGTGTACTAGCAGGGACTGCTATCTCAGCAACTGAGTTATTAGTAAAAACTTGACATTTAAAGGTAAATGAGTTTAACTATGAGTGATATTAAATTATCCCCAGAAGAACTAGAAGAGATGTTAGATAATGCAGCTAGGCGTGGTGCTAAAGAGGCACTGCGTTCTATTGGGCTACTCGATGATGACGCAGCTAAAGACATAATAGAAATGCGTAACCTCATAGAAGCATGGAGAGATACACGTAGATCTATAAGATCAACTATAGTAAAAATGACTACCGTTGGAGTCCTGACATTTATTGCAGGTGCGGTATGGATGACAATGGGTAAGTAAGGAATAAAGTATGGCAACTACAGAGCAAATTCAAGAATTAGCAGATTTAGTTTATGCATCTCAAACAACAGGTGTTGGCACAGATGTTTTAAATGCTGCCACTGAAGCTGTTGGCATTGATCCTAATAATTATATGGCTAGACAGGAGTTTCTACAGTCATATGGATATAAACCTGGCACAGGGCAGTTTTATGAAAACTCCACTTTAAATACTGCCCCAATAGATGCTGGTCTAGCTGCTCATTATAATGCACAACAAACTGCTATAAATGAGTATGGGTATTTAGAAAGCACCGAAGAAAACATAGCAAATTATGCAGGAAAAATTAACCCTGAAACTGGTGAGCCTTATAAGTTTATTGTTAATGATAATGTTGCAAATGCTCAATTTATAGAAGACTATATGAATCAAAATAATATAGAAAGCACAGTAGCATCTACAACTAGTTCAGTGCCATCATGGAGTAATATGGCTCAAGAAAAGTATACAGCAGAATATAATGATCAAAGTCGTGGTGCGTTTGATATGGATAATGCGCTACAGTGGGCAGATTTACGTAAGAAAAAACTTGATGAAATAGTAGACAACACAGGTGCTGGCACAGTGTCCACTACAGCAGGTGCAGGTATTATGCCAGGATATGCTGATGTAACACCTCCTGCAGGTGGCTATCAAACACCTCCTGCCAACATACCAGATTTTTACAGAAATTTTACTCCTGCTGCTGCAGCCCCAGCATTTACGACTACTACTTCAGGGACACAAGCTATGAATGTTCCTACGTATCAAAATTTATTCACAAACCAAGTTGGGCAATTTGTTGATAGAGCAGATACACAACAATCTTTTTATCAGCCACAAACAATGTTTGAGAAACTTCAACAGGGCGGTACAGGTCCAGGTCAAATTGAAACACGCTTATTTCGTAATGCTCAAGGTATGTCAATGTACGTTACCTTTGTAGGAGGAGTACCGCAACAGTATATACCACCAGGATATTTTGAAGTAACTAATCCTACTGCTCCAACACAAAGCCCTCAAGGAGTTGCCCAACAGCCCTCTACTCTTCCTGCAGGTGTAGGTCAAACCCCTGTTACCGCAGCACAAGGCGGTACAATTAAAGGGTATGCACCTGGTGGCACAGTAACTGCAGACGATATAGTAGCAGGACAACAACAAATGTTAGCTAATGCTTACCTTAATCAAGCAGGTAACGTAGCAGCAACTCCTGTAGCTACCTTACAACCAGAAGCAATAGCAGGTAGCGTTATAGAATCTACTGCAGGTCAAGCTGTCCCTATAGCACCTATAGTAACTACACCTGCACAAGTAAGCCAAGTATTACAAGCAGATCCAATAACTACAACAACTGCACCTGCAGGTTCTATGACTGCACAAACTGCTGTAGGAGATGTAAGAGAAGAGACTGCTAAACTAACAGGTGTAACAGGTGCTCCTACAGATACAATAACTGCACAACAACAATTTGAAACATCCCTTGATGACATTAAAGCTGCGCAAGGTAATGCCATAAAAATAAACGGACCTGCTGCACGTCAAATACAAAGTGACCCTGTTACAGGTGCAAGTGAAATAATATCTGGTGCTGCTAACGCACACACTGCTGCAACATTTACTGAAGCAATACAACACGCAGAAGCTACACCGACTAAACAAGCAACAGTTGCAGGTCAGCTAGAAACATTGATGGCTGGCTTTGAGGGTGGTGAGACACCTGCTTGGGCTGCAGGATCTATGCGTACTGCGATGGCTACACTCTCTGCTCGTGGTCTTGGTGCGTCTAGTCTTGCAGGTCAAGCTGTTATACAAGCTGCAATGGAAGCGGCAATACCCATTGCTCAAATGGATGCTCAGACTATGGCACAGTTTGAGGCGCAGAATCTTTCTAATAGACAGCAACGTGCAATGTTAGCGGCACAACAACGTGCTTCATTTATAGGTGTAGAGTTTGACCAAGCATTCCAAGCTCGTGTATCTAATGCAGCTAAGATTAGTGATATAGCTAATATGAATTTTACGGCTGATCAACAGATAGCTCTAGAAGATTCTCGTGCTGCAAATACTATGGAACTAAATAATTTATCTAATAGTCAGGCTGTAGTTATGGCAGAGGCTGCTGCATTAGCTAATCTAGATATGGCTAACTTAAACAATAGACAACAAGCTGAAGTACAGAATGCACAGAACTTCCTACAGATGGATATGTCTAACCTTTCTAATCAACAGCAAGCTGCTATGTTTAAGGCGCAACAGAATGTACAAGCTTTGTTTACAGATCAAGCTGCTGAAAATGCTGCTCAACAATTTAATGCTACAAGCGAAAATCAAACACAGCAGTTCTTTAATAACTTAGCTTCCCAAACAAATCAGTTTAATGCTTCTCAAGCTAACGCCATGCAACAGTTTAATGTTGATCAAGCTAATACCTTGTTAGAGTTTAATGCTGATCTACAATCTGCTCGTGAAATGTTTAATGCACAGAACTACTTAACTGTAGCACAAGCCAATGCCCAGTGGAGGCAATCTGTACAGACTATGAATACAGCAGCAATAAACGCTTCTAACATGGAATACGCTAAACAAGTAAATAACTTATCTCAAGCTGCACTAGATCAGATATGGATGCGTGACAGAGATATAATGGACTATGCTTGGCGTTCTGCAGAAAGCGCACAAGATAGACAGAAAAGTATTTTGATTGCGGAGATGCAAGCTCAAGCGCAAGTAGATCAGGCTAAAGGTAGTGCATTAGGTAAAATACTTAGCTTAGGAACTAATTACTTAATGGCATCTTTCTTTCCAAATGAAGCATCTATACTAGCAGGAGGCACATAATAATATGTTTAGTCAGATGAATAATAGAGGCACGTTAACTCCAGATGAGCTAGTAAAATTCTTTTTGTCTAGAGAGAAAAGAGCAGACCTTAATAAGACTGAAGAAGAAGATACGCCTAATGGATTGATGCAAGAGGAGATAGTTGTAGAGCCATTAGAAGATCAAGAAAGCGAAGATGCGTTAGACTTTCTCCAAAGAATGATTATGAGTCAATCAGGTAAAGTTGCAGAAGCTAAAGAAAGTTTAGGAGAACAACTTGCAGATATAAAAGAAAAGGCTTTAGCTAATATAGACACTATAAAAAATACACAGCTAAAGTCTCAGCCTAATCCTTTCATAGGTGGTCCTCTTTCTCCAATGTTAACTGAAGAGGGAGTGCAGCAAGAGGTAGAAAAAATTGTTGATCCAATGTTAAGAGATCCTGAGATACTTGATATACCGCCTAAACTATTTGATGAGTCGGCACAACAAACAGAGGAGGCACTTACAGATGCAGAAATTGCTGATATTGCTACTAGTGCTATTGATGCTGCCCCTGATGCTGATGAGGTGCAGCCTACAGATGGGAAAGTCATTGATCTAAATAAAGAACTAGATGCTATTTTAATTGCAGAAGGAGGCTACCAAAACGATAAGGATGACTCAGGTAATTATGTTAATGGCGTATTAATAGGCACTAATAGGGGTGTAACACCTGCTGCTTTAGCGAAGCATAGAGGTGTAAAAGCTTCTTCTATAACTGTTGAAGATATTAAGAATGTAACTGAACAAGAAGCTAGAGACATATTTAAAGAAGAGTATTTTTATAAGCCTAAACTAGATAAGTTACCTATGGATTTGCAAGCATCTGTTTTTGATATGCAAATAAACTCAGGATCTAATGCTATAAAAATATTACAAAAACTTGTTGGTACAAAGCAAGATGGTATTATAGGCCCAAAAACATTAAAGGCGTTAGAAGATAATCCAGTAAGTGTAAATGAGTATGCTGATGCTCGAATAGAGTACTACAATAAAGTTGTAACTAAGAGTCCTGAAAAGAAAAAGTTTTTATCAGGTTGGACAAGTAGAGCTAATAGCTATAAGGTATAGATAATGTTTGGATTACCACTAGAACTAATCACCATGTTGTTCTCCACTGTGCTAGGTGGGGTAATGTCTATCTGGGGTCAGTCAATGAAGAACCGCCAGTTGCAGCAAGAGATGCTTATGCAACGTGCAGAGTTCAACCGTAGTGCTGTAGCTGATGCAAGAGATGCAGGTAAGACTGACAAACACTTTGCATGGACACGTAGACTCATAGCTCTATCTGCTGTGTTTTCTATAATCGTATTGCCAAAG